CGAAAGCATAAAACCAAAGGAGGAACCAGTATTGAACATCAAAACTTTAGCGGAATTGGAGGCGGCGTATCCGCAGCTTGCTGCTGATCTGAAGAACGCCGGAATGGAGGCTGGGGTTAAAGCCGAGCGCGAACGCCTGAAGGCATTGGACAGTCTGGCGGGAGACGGACGCGACGCAATTATAGCCCAGGCGAAATACGAGGAACCAAAAGACGCCCGCGACATAGCTATGGAGCTTCTGCAAGCCACCAAAAACGTCGAAGCACTGCAAGACCGCAAAAACGATGCCTCAGATATAAATAACGTTTTGCCGTTTGGAAATTTAAAACCAACGGTGCAGGAGCAGGAAGACGAAGCAGCAGATAAAGTCGCCGGCGCAATTAATAAGCAGAGGGGGTATTCATCATGAGTAACCCCGTAACAATGAATTTGGTCACGACAGGGCCGGTTGTTCCGCCTCCGGATTTTCTGATAGCCGGGCCAAAAGGAGTGGTACATACCGACATTGTGAAGGTTCGGATAGCGGCAGGCGGCGAGATAAAGCGCGGCACGCTACTTATGTCTGCTGAAATAGCTTCCGAGCGAGTATACATACCATGCACCACAGCAGGGCTGGCTGTGGTCGGGAACACTTTCGGAATACTCGCTGACGACGTAACCATGGAATCGGGCGAGCATTCTGAGACGGCTGTTTATTTTGAAGGAGACTTCAACAAAAACGCGGTTATTTTCCCGTGGGCAACCGAAACGGACGACCACGACGAGCAGGTGGAAATTGCGCGGCCGGCATTGCGCCGCCAGGCTATATTCCTGCGAAATTCCAGCAAATAAGGGGGTAAACAATTATGCCAGACTACTATTCACCAAAAACCATGCTGCGCGTCATCAGACGGACGCTTCCGCTTCGCACTTTTTTCAAGACTCGTTTTTTCACTAACCCTGTTACGTTTCCCACTGAATCAGTCAGCTTTGAATTCCAGGAAAACAGGCGCATACTTGCGCCATACGTCAATTCTCGTATCGGATCAGAAACTGTTGATCGTGAAGACTACGATGTAAGAACGTACAAAACACCATTAGTTGCACCACGGCGAGAGATAACAAACGATACTTTGGCGCAAAAGCTCCTTGGCGAACCTGAATGGAACAGTAGCATGACGCCGGAAGACCGCGCGGCCATAATAGCGGCTCAGGACATAAGCAGCCTCCAGGACATGATTTATCGACGTGAAGAATACATGTGCGCACGTGCCAAGCAGGATGGATTTTTGACCATCAAGGGCAAAGGCGTAAACTTTAAGGTTGACTACGAATTTGACAACGTGATAGACGTTGCCCCCGGAGATCGCTGGACGCCGACGTTTGATATACTTGGGCAAATCGGCACACTGGCAGAGGAGCCGCAAAAATACGGCGTAAACCCGGACATGATGATCGTAGGGAGTATAGCGGCAAGAGCGCTTCTCAAAAACGAAAAATTCTTAAAACTGCTTGATACTACAAGAGTTAAGGTCGGTGAAATTAAACCGGCTCAAATGGAAAACGGCGTTCGCTACATTGGGCAGGTAGTAACGCCAGAAGTTTCTTTAGACGTTTACAGCTATGCGGAGTGGTATCCTGACATTACTGACAAAGACAGCAAAGGCAACCCCAGGTTAAAACCCATGATTGACCCTGAAACGGTAATCATTCAGTCATCTCAGGAGCAGAATTCAATGCTTTACGGCTGCATAACTTTAATGGATAAAAAAACTGGACAGCATGTTTCGCACATGTCGGAATACGTACCTCACTCATGGTTTACCGAGGAGCCGCCGCAGCGATTCATCTCTATCAAATCGCGCCCGCTGCCCATGCCGCACGACCTGAAGAGCTGGGTAGTTCTTAAGGGCGTTGTCACTGGCGGAGTATAAGGTTTCAACTCACGTGCCGCAATGGCACGACAAAAAAGCTAAGCTATTTTACCAAGGAGGTATTAGCATGAATAAGAAAATCCAATTACTGCCGGGCAGAAAATATCTGTCCGGCGGTATTCTTTACGCGCCCGGTGACTTTTTGCCAGACACAAAGGAAACACGGGAGCTGGTGAGGAATAAAAGGGCCGCTCTGGTTGAGGACGAAACAGAAGAAGATAACGACATTCCTTACCTAAACCAGACGGTCAAGGATCTTGACGAGCTGGCGAAGGCACGCGGCATAGATATTCCGAAAGGGACAAATAAAGACGGCCTCGTTGCGCTTTTGACCGAATGGGACGCCAAAAATGAAGGAGCTTCTTGAGCTTTACAGCGATGATACTACCTTTCGAGAGCAGGTAGGACATGATCTTGAAGACGGCGCGGCATGGTTCAACCTTGATGAATTTGGAAAACACCACGATATTGAGGGGAAAAAAGTTCTCGCGGTGTTAACTGGCGACATGCGAGAACAAACCATAACGGTAAATTCAAGGGAAAGTACGGTAGGTATAGCGAAAAGCCGCGGGATATTGTTTGTCCGTGCCGATGAAATATCCGGTATCAAGGCCGAACAAATCCTGCGGCTGGATGCCCGCCTGTACACCGTGGCCGAAGCTCGGATATTGCAGGACAGCGTATGGAGGATTGTATTGGAGGCGAATGAATCATGAGCGGCGTAACGCTTGATTTAGCCAGCCAAGAACTGGAAAATACCACAAAAAAGCTTGCCGGTTTTGGCAAAAGCGCAGAACGTGCGGTCAAAGATGCTCTGCATCGCGCCGGAGACGGGTTAAAAACGGATGCTGTAAACGAAACCACGCGAAAATATCATCTTTCGGCAGGCGAAATTCGGAAGCACCTGCTTTTCAAAAAAGGCGGACGCTCAGGATATCATTCTGTCGCTCTGATCGCTAAAGGCTCCAGAAAGCGACTATCTGAGTACAAGGTGACTGGCAGAGGGGGAAATATCAGAGTCGCCGTTAAACGCGAAGGCGGCATGAAAGCCCTGAGAACCGGCTTTGTAATAGACAATAACGGGCGAAAAATCGTACTATGGCGTCCAGATGCAGCCAAGTCCAGAAGAGTAATGGGGCCTTCCGTTCCTCAATTGATCAGGAATCAGGATACTGTTAAAGCAATAGAAAAAGGCGCTGTTCAGCGATATAAAAAGCGCCTTGACAGCAATATTGAGAGACTACTCAGAGGGAGCTGGAAGGGATGATTGCGCTTAACCTTCAGGACGCTCTTGTCGCGCGTTTACGAGATATTTTTAAAAGCTATTCCCTGCCGACAAAAAGCGGCGCTGAAAAAAGCGTAAAAGTTTATCCTCAACACCTGCCACGTCCGAAGGGGCCAACAGTAAAGCCCAGAGGACAAGACGAAGAAGAATCGGATGGCGATATGTACGGGCCGGAGGATTTTGAGGAGAATTTCCCCTGCATCGTTGTGATATTTGACGATGGTACGGACAAGGAAGAGAACGCGCCGGATGCAACGCGCATCTCTGTTCGAATTCTAATCGGTGTCTACGACGAATCGCCGGGCGAGCAAGGCTACCGCGACGTCATGAACATCATGGAAACAATCCGGCAGGAGCTTTTAAAAGAGCGTTACCTTGACCGCAAATACAGGTTAGAGATGCCATTTAAATGGAATCTCTTTCAGGATCAGCCATGGCCGGTATTCTTCGGGCAGATTGAAACAGTTTGGGAAACAGGACGGCCACTTATGCCTAATGCAGAAATATTAACCATTCACGGAGGTGAGATCCATGTCTAAGAAAACAAATGACATTGACCCAATGGCAAAAAAGACGGATGTTCTCTCGGAAACTCCAGAGTCACCGGAGAGCAAAGACGATTTGCAACCCACTAACACTGATCCAATGAAAGAAAAGACGGGTATTCCTTCGGAAATTCCAGCGTCGCCGGAGAGCAAGAATAATTCACAGCCCGTACAATCGCGACCGGAGCGGCTGATTTACGTCGGCCCGAATGCTCCGGGCGGAATCTTGCAGCGCTTTCAGGTATTCAAAGGAGGCTTGCCGCCATACTGCAAAGACCTGTTCGAGCAAGTTCCAGAAATAAAGGAGCTGTTCGTACCGGTCGAGGAATTGAGCGCGGTAAGAGAAAAAATAGAAGAGTCGGGCGCAAACGAGGCCCGGCTTTTTTATTTGGTGCAGCAAAAATTGAACAAGGGGGTGAAATAATTGTCTTTCAGACACGGTGTTTATAAATACGAGGAACCTACATCTCTCGTGCCGCCGGTGCGAACGGAGGCGGGTTTACCCGTTTTTGTCGGGACGGCCCCAATTCACCTGGGCAGCGATCCAGAAGCTATGAAAAACATCCACAAGCCACGACTCGTATACAGCTACTCTGAAGCTGTTGAGATGTTTGGCTTCAGCCGAGATTTCCAAAAATATACGCTTTGTGAAGCTATTTTTTCGCAGTTCGCGCTCTTCGCGGTTGCTCCCTTCGTGCTCATCAACGCCCTTGATCCGGCTATTCACAGAGAAATCGTTGTCGCTGCGTCGTATCCTGTTACAGAAAGAACGGTAAATCTGGGGCAGGATGTCATCATGGACACGGTTGTGCTGGATGGTTCATACACTTACGGTGTGGATTATTCGCTGGGCTACGACAGAAACGGCAACGCTATTGTTACTCTGCTGAAAGGCGGAGCTCTGGAGCTGGCCAGCGATGTATCCGTAGGCTTTACACGCCTTAGGCCTGACATGGTGGACGAATACGACATCATCGGCGGCGTCAATATAGCTACCGGCGACTATGAGGGGCTGGAACTCGTAAATAAAGTGTTCCCCAGATTCCGTTTGGTGCCAGGATTGCTGTCGGCACCTAAATGGTCACAAAAACCGGCTGTTGCCGCTGTCATGCGCGCAAAAATGGACAATATCAATGGACACTTCACAGGTCAGGCCGTTGTCGATATTCCAAGCGAAGCAGACGGCGCGCCACGCTATACAGACGCGCCGGAGTGGAAAAATCGTAACAACTACGTGGCAGAGCGGCAAATTGTCTGCTGGCCGAAAGTAAAGCTAGGTAACGATGTATTTCACCTTTCTACCCAGCTTATCGGCCTAATGAATAGAACTGACGCGAGGAATCAGGATATTCCTTATGAGAGTCCATCAAACAATATGCTTCAGATGAACGCCTGTGTAAATGCATTGGGTAAGGAAATTGATCTGGGGCCGGAAGAGGCAAACTATCTGAATGGCCAGGGCATCGTGACGGCTCTTAATTGGATAGGAGGCTGGCGCGCGTGGGGCAACCGTACAGGCGCGTACCCTGCAGTTACTGATCCGAAAGACGCTTTTATCCCCATTCGCCGGATGATGGATTGGATCGGTAATGAGTTTATTCTGACCTTCTGGCAAAAGGTAGATAAGCCGATCACTAAGCGACTTGTAAGAACAATCGTGAACAGCTACAACATGCGCCTGAACGGATTGGCGGCGCGGGAGTTTATTCTTGGCGGCCGGATAGAGTTTTTAGAACCCGACAACACTTTGACGGATTTAGTGGACGGGATAAAGCGTTTCCGCATCTCTATAATGCCCCCGCCCCCCGCTGAACAGATCGTCGGCATCTTCGAACTCGATCCGCGCTATCTTAAGGTGCTTTTCGACGCCGTGGCATGAGGGAGGGTAAACAATGAGTAATATCATTCCAGAAAAGGGTATAAACTACTCCGTTTATCTCAACGGAGAAGATCTTGTCGGTACAGCAGAAGGAGAATTTCCGAATCTTGAAGCCTTGACCGAGACGGTAAAAGGCGGAGGAATTGCCGGAGAGTTTGAGTCAGTTGTACTCGGTCACTTCAAGTCTATGGCATTGGGTTTAACTTGGCGCAACGTTACTGACGCATTTGTTAGACTTGCAGGCCAGCGGGCGTATGATCTCGACCTCTACCTTGCCCAGCAGGACTATAACGCCGGGCTGGGAGAATACCTGGCTCGTTCGGTGCATGTATTCGTAAAAGCCATTCCTAAAAATGCAAATATCGGCAACTTGGTAGTTGGCGAAAAAACGAATACAAGAACAGACCTTGAGGTCTTGTACCTGAAACTGAGCATCGACGGTAGGGAGCGCATAGAGTTGGATAAGCTTAATTATATTTTCAGAGTTGATGGCGTGGATTACCTCGCAGGAGTGCGAAGAGCACTCGGAAAGGAATAAACGATGAAAATAAAACTGAGAAAAGCACTAAAACACAAAGGGCAGGAGCTTTTTGAGCTGGACGTTCCGGTGGAGGATTTGACCGGAGCTGACCTTATCGAAGTGGAACAGCAGCTTTTCAGCTCTGGAAAAGTCATATTGGTGCAGGAGTATGCCAAAGTGTATCTTGTCCGAGTTGTGGCACGAGCGGCAAAAATACCAGTGGAAGTGTTGGAGGGCATGTCAGCGCGGGATTTTTCTATTGCGCTTAATAAGGTGCAGAGTTTTTTGACAGGATCGGGCTCAGAGACAGACGAAAACTCTTCGACTCCAGAGCTCGAAATAACCCAGGAGAACGGCCAGGGAACATCCTCCGAAGGATCGCAGTACGCTTAGCGCGAGCCGATACGGGAACGCCGGTCAACGAATGGCTGGCGCTTCCCGTCAGGGATTTGCCGGAGTGGTGCGAGATTGTGATGGATGAGCATAAATTGATGGAGCAGGAGCTGAAGAAACGGCGCAAAAGTTAATTTTATTGCCATAAGGTGTGAATGATTGCACCAGCAATAGTCAGGGGCATGAGTACATAAAGAAACAAGCATAAGCCGAAGACATAAACCGTATTGCAGCACGAGCCTATAAAGCTTAACCCATCGGATATGAGATTAAAAATATTTCTCATTAGCAACCGCCCCCTCTTTTTAAGTATATAAAAATTGTATCATGAGGATGTGATATTTTGGCCGCAGAACATCAAATATCATTTCTGCTTGGGGCCGCTATGGCCGGCGGCTTTGCGAGTACATTCTCGAAAGCAAGCAACATGTCTGCTGATTTACAAAAAAGAATGTCCGAGCTGGGCCAGAATCAGAACCAGATTGCCGCATTTGGGAGATTGCAAACATCGGCAACTCAGACGTCAGAAAAGCTTAACGCCACGCGCGGGCGTGTTCGTGAGCTTGGAGAACAAATGCGGGCAACCGCAAACCCTTCAGCGCAATTGCAACGCCAGTTTACATCAGCAAATGTAGAATCAAATAGATTGCAAAACAGGCTGATGGATCAGCGCAGAGAGTTGGGGCAGCTCAGGACGACTCTTACCGCTGCAGGTATAGATACAAGAAACTTTTCCAACGAACAAGCGCGGTTAGTACAAAGCACGCAGCAGGTGGCTCAAGCTGCGAATATGCAGCGGGCACAGGAACGCCTCCATCGCGCACAGAGTAATTTTAACGATTCCCGTCAACGCTTATCCTGGCGCAAC